ATTGAAGAAAACAAACGTCTTAAGACAAAACTGTCAGCTGGGGAACAAACGCTTGTAAGCAATTACAAAGAAAACGTTACCCGTGAGTTAGAGTTGGCTAAACAGGCTTATAAGGATGCTTATAACTCTGGAGACTCTGATCTTTTGGTTGATGCCCAAGAAAAACTAACCGAAGTCAAAATGAAAGCTCAGGATTTAGAAAGATATAAACCTGAATTTTCACAAGATGCTTTACAATCTGAAGAAAATGAGGTACAAATACCTCAGACCCAACGTTTGGACTCAAAAACCCAAGCGTGGCTGGACAAAAACAGCTGGTATGGGACTGATGATGATATGAGTTACCTAGCAATGGGTATTCATAGACGCCTTGAGCGTGAAGGAGTTGCAATTGGCTCTGATCACTATTATGGCGTGATTGACAAAGAAATGCGTCAACGTTTCCCAGAGAAATTTGGGATAGCTGAAGAGACCAAATACTCTTCTGAGGTAGAGACCAAACCCTCTACAAAAACTAGTAAGCCGAGCACAGTAGTTGCGCCAGCGACTAGGTCTACCTCTCCAAAAAAAGTCAGACTTACCGCCACGCAGTTACAACTGGCAAAGAAATTCAATCTAACCCCAGAGCAATATGCTCGTGAACTTACAAAACTGGAGTCCTAAAATGGCTGAAAACAGAAAACCTCGTGAAATAGAAACTCGTCAACAATCAGTGCGACCAGAAGCATGGAAACCACCAGAGTTGTTGCCAGAACCAGATAAGCAGGAAGGTTATGCGTATCGTTGGATCAGGGTATCTACTTTAAACAATGCGGATCCCCGCAATCTCTCTGCCAAACTCAGAGAAGGATGGGAACCCGTTAAGGCTGAGGAACAGCCTAAGTTTCAGCTATTAATCGATCCCAATAGTCGTTTTAGAGACAATATTGAGATTGGTGGCTTGTTGTTATGCAAAACTCCAAAAGAGCTCGTTCGGCAGCGTAATGAATATTACAAAATCCAAAGCGACCAACAAATGGAAGCAGTAGACAACACGCTCATGCGTCAAAACGATCCTCGTATGCCTCTCTTTAATGAGAGAAAGACGACAAATAGTTTTGGCAAAGGTGGTTAATTTTTTTTAATTTTAGGAGATTCAAATGGCTTATCCAACCGTTAATGCTCCCTATGGCTTTCGCCCAATCAACAGTGTAGATGGTAAACCCTACGCTGGTGCAACCCGTCAGTTGCCAATTGCGAGTACTTATAACACTCCAATTTTCTACGGGGACATTGTGGCTTTAGTTGCAGGTGGCACTATTGCAGTATCAGGCGTTACAAACGACTCTACAACTTCAGCTGCTAACTACACTTATGGTGTATTTATGGGCTGCCAGTATGTAAATGGTCAAAGTCAAACAGTTCAAGCTCAATACTATCCTGGCAATGCTGCTGCTACTAGCGCTATTGCTTATGTAGTTGACGATCCTATGGCTGCTTTTAAAGTTGCTGTCGTATACGCAAACAGCGTTGTTACTACTGTTAACCAAAGCATTGTTGGTGTAAACATGGCAATTGACCAAGGCACTGGTGATACAACTACTGGTAACTCTGGCGCAGGTGTTCTTGTTGCTAGTAATGCCGCAGGTAGCGCAGCAACATTACCTGTTCGTGTTGTTGAAACTGTTCCAGGGACTGAAACTACTGCAGGTTATGTAGAGGTCGTAGTTAAGTTAAACAATCCGCAAATTCTTCGAGCCACTGGCTTGAATTATGTTGCTTAATAGGAGCTAAAAAATGGCTATTTCAAGAGCACAACTACTGAAAGAGTTGCTCCCAGGATTGAACGCATTGTTCGGACTTGAGTACGCAACATATGGACAAGAGCACAAAGAGATCTATGAAACAGAGACCTCTGAGCGTTCTTTCGAAGAAGAGACCAAATTGTCAGGCTTTAGTGCTGCCCCAGTTAAAAACGAAGGCTCCGCAATTGCTTATGACAACGGTCAAGAGGCTTGGACAGCTCGCTATACACACGTAACGATTGCTCAGGGCTTCTCCCTAACGGAAGAGGCAATTGAGGACAACTTGTATGACAGCTTAAGTGCTCGTTATACCAAGGCGTTAGCTCGTTCCATGGCGTATACAAAGCAAGTTCGTGCTGCTTCTGTATTGAACAATGGCTTCTCCGCTTCCTACCCAGGTGGTGACGGTGTTGCATTGTTTGCTAATGACCACCCATTGGTTTCTGGTGGCACTAACAGTAACATTCCTACAACCCCAGCTGACTTGAATGAGACTTCTTTGGAAGCCGCTGTTATTCAAATCTCTCTGTGGACAGACGAGCGTTCATTGTTAATTGCTGCTAAACCTAAGAAGTTGGTTGTTCCACCTGCACTACAGTTCGTTGCAACTCGTTTGCTCGAAACTGAATTGCGTGTTGGTACAGCTGATAACGACATCAACGCAATTAAGAACAATGGTTCGATTCCAGATGGTTACACAATTAACCACTTCTTGACCGACACCAATGCTTGGTTCTTGACAACTGATGTACCTAACGGCATGAAGCACTTTGTCCGTACTCCTTTGAGTACTGGCATGGATGGCGACTTCGATACTGGTAACGTCCGTTACAAGTCTCGTGAACGTTATAGCTTTGGCTGGTCTGATCCACTCGGAATGTGGGGATCACAAGGCGCTTAATGTGTCTGGAAAAGGGGAGCTAAAAACTCCCCTTTTTTTATTTATTTGTAGTAAGATTATTGTATCTGGGTGTTACCCGCTTATTAGACTGCCCCAGCAGACGCATACAAGACTAATAAGCTGAACTTTGTATGAAGGAAAATTTATCATGGCATATACCACCTTTACAGGCCCCGTCAGATCGCTGAACGGTTTTGCAACTCCAATTCAATACATCACTTCTGCTGATGTTTCTCCAATTAACATTGATGCTGGTGGATCTTATGTAATCTTAGCTACAGCCCAAGGTGGTCCTGCTGGCGTGGTTACTTTGGTACTTCCAGAAGTTACTAGCGGAACTTTTGCTGTTGGTTACTACCCAGCTGACGCTAATTACAACGGTATTGGTGGTCAGGTATATAACCAAGACCCTACTTTGGTTCATATCCTGAAAGGATACGGCACACAACCAGTAAACGAAAACGCTGCTGGCTGTAACGTTGCTGTTAATTCAGTAGTTCAATGGGCTGGAAATGGCAATCAATCAGCTCCTTGGCTTGCTATTACTAGCGCACTAGCTGGCGATGCTTAATTAATCTCGTGAGTTAGGGAAAACCCTAACTCATCTTAACTTTTGGAGATTAATTATGGGTATGCAATATGACGTAAAGTCGTTTCACGCATCAAGCTCATCGCTTGCGTATGGCGCTCGTACACGTTTAAAAGGTGTGGTTACATCCCCAACTACGGCTACAACCTATAACACTGCTGTACTTGATACTGCTGGTGCTTTAACTGGAACGTACAATATTCCAGGATCAACAGTCTGCACAGTGACTATTGCTAGTCATGGACTGTCAAATGGCGCTAGAGTAGGTTTAAACTTTACTAGTGGGTCAGCAGTAGACGACTGTTTTACTGTGGCAAACGTATCAACTAATACATTTACTGTAACTACAGCAAGTTTAACTACAAGCGGTAACGTAACAATGTATCCTAAAATTCTGACCGAAATAGATTGTTCTTCAGGTACATCGTTTTACACGTTAATTCCAGGTGAAGGTATTCTTGCAACAGAAGGATTATTCTGTTTGTTGCCAGATTCTGTTGTAACTACGACTATTTTCTACGGATAGGAATAGATTATGCAACAATATGACGTTAAATCTGCCCATGCACAAAATACTGGGCTGCTTGTAACACAGCTACCTGTAAGATTAAAGTCTATTACGGTAACCAGCGGGACTGTATCCATAAGAAATACTGCCGTATGCGATCCAACTGTTCAAGAGTCTGGTACATACGCACGGGTAAGCCCTAGCGCTACGATTACAGTAACTATAGTTAATCATGGTTTTGTTACTGGGCAACGAGTATTTTTAGACTTTACAACTGGCACTGCACGGGATGGCACATACGCAGTTACAGTAACAGGTGACGATACGTTTACTTGCGTAGATACTGGAGTAACTGCCTCAGCAAGCGGTAATGTCACAGCGTATAGCAGTATTGCTCTAGAAATTGATACTTTTAATTCAGTTGGTCTACCTATTTTAATTCCAGGTGAAGGTATTTTTTGCCCTAATGGTATTTTTGTAGGATGTGGATCTTCTGTAACTGCAACGGTGTACTATGGCTAGTAAAAAGACCCCTTCTTTATCTATTGGTCGTGGTGAAAAGTTGCCTGTATCTAAGGGTGCTGGGCTTACCGCCAAAGGTCGTGCTAAATATAATGCAGCTACTGGCTCGAATCTAAAGGCTCCACAGCCTGAAGGCGGATCTAGAAAGAAATCATTTTGCGCTCGTATGTCTGGGATGCCAGGTCCAATGAAGGATGAAAAAGGCAGACCCACCAGAAAGGCTGCCTCTTTAGCGAGGTGGAAATGCTAAATATGATGGAACTTTGGACTGGTGGATTAACCATTTTTATGGCAGTAATTGGATACATCATGCACGAGAAGTTTGCAGAACTTGGTCGTATTGGTATTTTGTTAAACAAAACAAGAGAAGAGGTAGCCCGTGATAACGTTACTAAAGCAGAAGTTGATCGCATTATGGAACACATTGATTCAAGGTTTAACAAACTTGAAAACAAAATTGACCAGCTTATTCAAAAGTAAATAATGCCAAGCAAATCAAAAAAACAACACAACTTTATGGCAGCTATTGCACATAGCCCAGAATTTGCCAAAAAAGCTGGTGTTCCTATGTCTGTAGGAAAAGATTTTGTTGCTGCAGATAAGGGTAAAAAATTCCGTACTGGTGGAACATCACTGAAAGCTGGAATAAACAAGCAGAAAACTCATCATGGCGCTATGCAAATGCCTAATGCCATGCTTAACAAATATATTGGTCATAAAGACGGAGGAATGATGAAAGCTGTAGATGCGGACAAAAATCCAGGATTATCAAAACTACCAACAGAGGTAAGGAACAAAATGGGATACATGAAAAAAGGCGGTATGGCACATTCAGATATGGCTCAAGATATGCCAATGATGAAAAAAGTTGCTAAACAAGAAGTTAAATCACATGAAAAGCGTATGCACAACATGGCTTCTGGTGGCAAAGTAGCTCAACTTAACAAAGCTAATGGAATTGCTGTTAAAGGCAAGTCTAAAGGTACTATGATCAAAATGAAAGGCTGCTAATCATGATGGCTCCAAGTAAGCGGGTAGCAAAAAAAGTTACCAAAGAAATGGAATATGACTACAAGACTGGCAAAAAATCTTTTGCTGGATCTACTGCCAAACGTGACGCTCATGCCGAAAAAGAAGGTATGCGTGTAGCTAAAGATTTGGCTTACGATAAGTCAATGAAAATGGCTAAAGGTGGTATGACTTCATCTTCTATGGGCAAAGTTAAAACCAAACCAGGAAACATCAACGGTGTTGCCAAAAAAGGTTTAACTAAAGGCACAATGATTAAGATGAATAAAGGTGGAAAGACCTGCTAAATGCCAATTGAGCCTATAGATCCTTCTAAAAAGACTGGCGGGGATGGGAGCGAGAAATATACTCCTCCCAAGGAAAAGTTTGGGCTTAGTGAATACGATAAAACAGCGGAAAAAGTAAAGCTGGAAAATGAAAAAGCTAAAGCTGAAGCACGTAAAATGGCTGAAGAATTTAGAGCAAAAACTGAAGCTGAACGCCCACGCACGTATACGGAAAGACTGCAGGATATGGGCAGATTGCCAAAGCCTACTGGCGGTGGCAGTGGCGGTGGTGGCAGTGGTGGTATGGGTACAGGTAAAATGAACCGAGACATATCTAAACTGTATAAATCTGGCGGTAAAGTTAAATCAGCATCAGCCAGAGCAGATGGTTGTTGCATTAGAGGAAAGACAAAAGCATGAGACCTTCTCGTGGTATGGGTGCAATTAGACCCTCTAAAATGCCTAAAGGTAAAACTATTTACCGAAAAGACAACCCAGATGCGGTAGAAATGTACGCAAAAGGTGGGGAAGTCTGGGATAAACCACGACCAAAAGGACTTGGAAAGCCTAAAAAACTATCATCTTCCAAGAAATCAGCAGCAAAAGCTATGGCTAAAGCAGCTGGCAGACCGTATCCAAACTTAGTAGACAACATGAGAGCTGCTAAAAAATGACAACTACAGGAACCACCGCATTTAACCTAGACATGAACGACCTCATTGAGGAGGCGTTTGAGCGTTGTGGTTTAGAGTTGCGTTCAGGTTATGACTTTAGAACCGCTAGACGGTCTTTAAACTTGCTTACTATTGAATGGGCTAATCGTGGTATTAACCTATGGACAGTAGAGCAAGGACAGATTGCTATGGTTACTGGACAGGCTATGTATCCTATCCCAGTAGACACCATAGATCTAATGGATATGGTTATCCGTCAATACAACGGCAATTTTGCCAATCAAATTGACATTAACATTAGCCGTATTGCAGAGCCTACTTACATGTCTTTGCCTAATAAACTGGCACAAGGACGACCTATTCAGGTATGGATTAATCGCCAGTCAGGTAACACAGATGTTATTCCAGCAACTGTTTTAGCTGATAATGACAACGGAGGAGTAAGCTCTACAGCTACTTCTATTACTGTTGCTTCTGTAGCTAATCTTCCTACTACTGGTTTTTTAAAAATTGGTACGGAAACTATCAGTTATCCAAATATTGTAGGAAATATCCTTACAAATTGCGCTCGTGGTCAAAATGGAACAACGGCAGCTGCTCATTTAAATGGCGCAGAAGCAACCATTCAATACCTACCATGCGTCAATGTCTGGCCTACTCCTAACTCTCCTGGCAATCAATATACGTTTGTTTATTATCGTATGCGTAGGATTCAAGACGCTGGAACTGGCGTTAGAGAGCAAGACATTCCTTTCCGTTTTATTCCTTGCATGGTGGCTGGATTGGCTTACCAATTAAGCACCAAAATGCCAGAAGTATCGCCAGATAGAATAATGATGTTAAAAGCTGATTATGAGCAGCAATTCCAATTAGCGGCAGATGAGGATAGAGAGAAGGCTTCCGTAAGATTCGTACCAAGGAATTTATTCTATGCCTAGCCAATGGGCCTCTGGCAAAAATTCGATTGCCCAATGTGATAGGTGTAATTTTAGATATAAACTAAAGGAACTAAAAACACAGACGGTTAAAACAAAACCTTTTAAGATCAAGGTTTGTCCTTCTTGCTGGGATCCAGATCAGCCACAGTTGCAATTGGGTATGTACCCAGTAAACGATCCACAAGCAGTTAGGGAGCCAAGACCTGATAATAGCTATTTACAGTCTGGTAACAGTGGTTTACAAACTTCTAGTACTGGTGGAAATACCCCAAGCGGGTTTGGTAATCCAGAGTTAGGTAGTAGAGTATTTCAGTGGGGTTGGAACCCTGTTGGTGGCGGGTCAAATTGGCCTATGACGCCAAATGACTTGGTTTCTGGTGGAGTTTTAGGTACAGTAACGGTAGAAATAACAAATAACACTTAGGAGTTAAAAATGGGATATAGAAAAAGCGCTGATGGCATAACAAAACGGGGAAAGACAGATGTTAAAATTTACCCAGATAGCGGTCCAAAAGTAATTGATAATGGTCCAAAACCTACTAAAAGTACTTTAAATAAGAATATGAAACTAATGGGTCGTAACTTAGCTAAAGTTGCTAATCAAAAAGCTGGAAGAGGTCGATAATGGCTAAATATTCTATGAAAAAAGGCGGTAAAGAAGTTGGCTCTGCCAGCGTCTACGCTGAACCACACACAATGAGTGGTAAAAAAATAGCTAATGTTGAAAAGTCTGTCTATAAAAAAGGCAATGGCGTAAACGACATTAACATTTCCGTAGCTGGTATTAGCAAAGGTAACTACCCCCCAGAAAACAAACATGGTGAAATCACTATGCGTGGAGGTGGCGCTGCTACTAAAGGTACTAAGTGCCGTGGACCAATGGCATAAGCTATGAATTACCAGCAGCTATCCCAGTCTATACAAGATTACACTGAGTCTACAGAGCAGTTATTTGTATACAACATACCTAATTTTGTACAGCTTTGTGAAGAACGTGTTTATAACGCTGTTCAGATACCTGCTATTCGTAAAAACGTTATTGGTACATTCACAAGTGGGGATCATTACTTAGCTCTGCCTACCGATTACTTAGCTTCGTTTTCTCTTGCGGTTATTGATGCAGATGGTAACTATGAGTATTTGATTGATAAAGACGTTAACTTTGTTCGTCAGGCTTATCCTAGCGCAAATGACCAAGGTATTCCTAGGTATTACGCTCAATTTAGCCCTTACACTTATCTTATTGGACCAACCCCAGACGATAATTACCAAACCGAACTTCATTATTATTACTACCCAACTACCATTGTTCAAGGTGGTATTGCTGGTTTTGGTTCAATTACAGGTGGTTCTGGCTATACCGATGGTGTATACGAGAATGTGTCATTGACGGGTGGTGATGGTTCTAATGGCACTGCAACTATTACTGTATCTGGCGGTGCTGTAACTGCCTTAACTTTGGTTAACCCTGGATATTTATATCTTGTAGGCAACCTACTAAGCGCTACTACCGCTACAATAGGTGGTACTGGAAGTGGATTCTCTGTACCTGTAAATAATATCCAAAACGCAGCTGGTACTTCTTGGCTGGGTGATAATTTTGAAACTGTTTTGTTGTATGGTTCATTACGTGAGGCTGTAATCTTCCAAAAGGGAGAACAAGATATGGTTGCGTATTATGAGCAGAAGTACCAAGAATCATTAGCATTGCTTAAAGAATTGGGCGATGGTAAAGATAGACGCAGTGCCTACCGTGATGGACAACTTAGACTGCCCGTACCTGGGCCTGTTAGATAATTTTTTAGGAGCAAAAAATGGCAATTACCCAAGCAATGGCTACATCATTTAAAGTTCAACTTTTAAATGGTACCCAAAACTTTTCATCAAACACGTTTAAATTAGCTTTGTATACTAGCTCGGCTACTATTAACGAGAACACAACTGCATATTCCGCAAGCAATGAAGTGCCTTCAACAGGTAACTACAGCGCTGGTGGCAATACTTTATCAGTTAGCGTAACCCCAACAAACTCTGGAAACGTAGCTTATATTTCGTTTTCTAATACTACTTGGGCAAATGCAACTATTACCGCTGCTGGAGCTTTAATTTATAACAACACTAACGCTAATGCAGCTGTTGCTGTGCTATCTTTTGGTGGTGATAAGACTTCAACCAACGGTACGTTCGCAGTGAACTTCCCAACAGCAGATGCAAGCAGCGCTATTATTCGTTTGACCGCTAGTTAATTAGGGAGGCCGTATGGCTTTAGTTCTACAAGATAGGGTCAAAGAGACTAGCAGTAGCTCTGGTACTGGGAATATTACGTTAGGCGGAGCCATTCCTGGCTACCGTACATTTGCTTCGTGTGTACCTACTGCATCTATTGTTTACTACTGTATTCACAACTTAGCTGCTGGGTATGATACCGAGTGGGAAGTTGGCTATGGTACTTTTACTACCCCAGATACATTAGTTAGGACTAATGTTTACTCGTCTTCAAACGCTAATACTTTTGTAAACTTTACTGCTGGAACTAATGGTCTTGAAGTATTTATTACTTATCCTTCTGAGCAAGCTGTATTCCAACAAACAGACGGACTAACTGAGTTTAACGAAGGCCCTATTTCTGTAGTTGGCGCTAATGCTACAGCGGGTAGTTTTGATGCTACATTAGCCCAGTTTACTTCTAACGAAGCTGGTTTTTCACAGCTTTATATCCAAAACCAAAGTACCGCTGCTAATGCTTCATCTGACATAGTTGCTTATAACGAAATAGGTGATGGAACGTCATACTTTGTAGATATGGGTATGAGCAGTGCTACCTATAACGATGGCGCTTATCCAATATTCCAAGCAAATGATGCTTATTTATTTAATGCTGGCAATGTAGCTGGAACAGGTGGAGCTGGCGATACATCTCGTTTGATGATTGGTACAAGTACAGCTAACAGTAACGTGGTTATTTTTGGCGGTAGCGTAAACGTCAATGCGGTTATTGCTACTTTTGTAGCTTCTACTAAAGATGTCAACTTTGTCAACAACATTAGCGTTACAAGTAACGTATCTGCTAATAACGTAACCCTAACTAATTTAGCTTACGCTGCTGGCAACTTATCTAACGCTGCTAACAACACAGTCCTTGTAACTCAGGCTTATGTTGATAATGCCGTTGCTGCTGGGCTTGATATTCACGATCCTGTTAACTTAGCAACTGTAGCCGTATTATCTGGTACTCCAACTTACAACCAACCTGGCGGTGCAGGTAATGGCGTAGGCGCAACTTTGACTGCTGCTGGTGTAGGTACATTATCTGTAGATGGTAAAAACGCTGCACTTGGATTCCGTATTCTTGTACAAAGCCAAGCTAATGCTGTGCAAAATGGTGTTTATACAGTTACTACTGAAGGTACAGGTGGTGCAGCTTATATATTAACTCGTGCGACTGATTCCGATACTTCGGCTGAACTTAGCCAAGGTTCTTACTATTATGTAACTGATGGCGACACTCTAATTGGCGATGCGTATGTAGTTAATACTGTAGGCACAATTAACTTTGGCGTTACTAACATTACGTTTGCATTGTTTAGTTCTCCTACTGTTTATACAGGCACATCGCCAATAAACGTAACTAATACAACTATTTCTCTAAATACTGTTCCTGTAGCTAATGGCGGTACAAATCTAACTTCATTTACTACTGGTGATTTAATTTATGCTAATGCTACTAGTACTTTAACTAGCCGTGCTATTGGTTCTACAAACGCTGTTCTTGTATCTAACGGCTCTATCCCTAATTGGGGTACTGTTGCTTTAGGTTCTGCTAATGCTGTATCTGGTACTTTAGGCGCAACTTATGGTGGTACTGGGCAATCTACTTATACGCTTGGCGATACTTTATATGCCAATGCTACAAATACCGTTGCTAAATTAGCTGGCAATATAACTACAACTAAGAAGTATTTACAACAGGTAGGTGATGGGGCTAACTCCGCTGCTCCTTCATGGGTGCAAGTAGCTGCTGCTGATATTTCTGGTCTGGGTACGATGTCTACTCAGAACGCTAATGCCGTAACTATTACTGGTGGTTCGCTTGATAACGTAACTATTGGTGGTAGCACACCTAATACTGGAGCTTTTACAAACGTAAACGCTACTACTGTAACTGCAACTACAGGTTCATTTACCAATGTTTCTGGTAACGGTGTTGCTTTAACAGCCATCAATGCTTCAAACATTACTAGTGGAACTATAGATAACGCTAGAACCACAGCTAACACTTCAAACAGTGCAAGCACAATAGTAGTCCGTGATACCAATGGTGCGTTTACTGCAGGTAACATAACAGCCGCAAACTTTATTGGTGCTGGTACAACCATTACTTCTATTAACGCTTCTAACATTTCGTCTGGAACAGTAGCTAACGCTAGAACAACTGCTGACACAGCTAACAGTGCTTCTACAATTGTTCTTAGAGATTCATCTGGTAGCTTTGGCGCTGGCAATATTACAGCTGTATCTATCTCGGGTAATGGTGTAGCTCTTACTGCTATTAATGCTTCCAACATTGCTTCGGGGACTATTGATAATGCAAGAACATCTGCCGCTACTGCTAATGGTGCTTCAACCATAGTTTTACGTGGAGCATCTGGCGAGTTTTCTGCTGGCGCTATTACTGGTGCTTCTTTATCTGGTAACGGTGTAGCCATAACAGCTATTAACGCTTCAAATATAGCTTCGGGTACTGTAGGAACAGCTCGTCTTGCAACTGGAACAGCAAACTCTTCTTCATATTTGCGTGGCGATCAAACTTGGGCTGTTTTATCAGCGCCTAATAACGGCACCTTATCAATGGGTGTATCAGGTACTGGTTTATCTGGTTCAGCTACATTTACTGCCGATCAAGCAAGCAATAGTACATTTACAGTAACTATAAATTCTGCTTCTGCCAATGGTGCTAGTACAGTTGTGGCTCGTGATGCCAATGGATCTTTTGCTGGTAACGTAGGAACTTTTACTAGTATTTCTGGAACATTAAGCACTGCTGCACAAACAAGCATTACTTCTACTGGTAACTTAACTAACCTTGTAGCAACATCGTTTGGTGTAAACACAGCGGCTTCTGGTACAGCTGGGGAAATTCGTGCAACTAACAACATTACTGCGTATTACTCTTCGGATGAACGTTTAAAAGACAACGTAAAAGTTCTTTCAAATGCACTTGCTAAAGTTCTTCAAATTCGTGGTGTTGAATTTGATTGGAATAATTTAAAAGACCCAGAAGATGGATATTTTGTTCGTAAACATGATGTTGGTGTAATTGCTCAAGAAATTGAAAAAGTACTACCAGAAGTAGTTGCTGTTAGAGAAGATGGCATAAAAGCCGTTAAGTACGACAGAATTATTCCATTGCTTATTGAGGCTATTAAGGAGTTAGAGGCTCAAGTTGCCGAATTAAAAGCTAAAGGAAACTAAGCCATGACATTAAACTCGTCAGGACCGATTAGCCTTGGTGGTTCTACGACTGGGCAATCTGTTAACTTAGAAATAGGTAATTCGGCTACTACACAAGTATCTTTTAATACTGCTGGAGTTCGTACTCTTACTGGAACAACTGCTGGCAACGTATTAATAATGCCAACTAACTTTTACGGTAAAACTTATCCGTTCCCAGGTGGTAATGTTTCTTATACTGATTTAGCTTCACTTGGCTCTGCAATGACTTTAGCTGGGAATACATCCGCTACTGCTGGCGGAACATTAACTCTTAATGGTGTGTCATTAGGTTCTTACGACTACGCTATTCAAAGTGCTACTACTCTTTCAAGTTTTACAAACTCAACTTGGTATACAACAACCCAAGATACAAGATCAGCTTTAATATGTGTTAAAGGAAACTTTACTATTAATGGC